ACGCTGAGTCTGTTGACTACGAGCAAATAAGGGCGGAGATGATTGCGGAGATGAAGAAGCTGTCTCCTAAGGTTGATAAGTACAAGAGGAAGAAGAACAAGGACTCTCACTGCTTGGTCTTGGACATAGCTGACTTGCATATAGGTAAGTTGGCAACAAAGGATGGATCTAACGATAACTACAACGTGGATGTAGCTATAGACCGAGCCATCAAGGGTAGTATACAGTTGATTGACAAGTCCGAGCCGTACAACATAGACAAGATATTTTTTATCATTGGTAACGATGTTCTGCACATCGACAACGCAAAGACTAGAACCACAACGAGTGGGACACCACAAGACACCGATGGTATGTGGTACGACAACTTCAAGATAGCAAGGGGTGTGTACTGCCACATCATTAGTATGTTATCAACCATAGCCGATGTGGAGGTTATTCACTGCCCATCTAATCACGACTACATGACTGGGTTTATGTTGGCTGATGCTGTTCACTGTTACTTCCATAACAACAAGAACATTACCTTCAACGTGGACAACAATCACAGGAAGTATACCAAGTACGGGAAGAATATGCTGATGTTCAGCCACGGAGATGGTTGTAAGATAGACCAGATACCATACCTGTCAGCACACGAAAGTTCTCAGATATGGTACGAGACGAAGTACAGGTACGGATACCTCCACCACATACACCATAAGGACTACTTTAAGTTTAGGAGTGGTAAGGACTATATAGGTATGACCGTAGAGTATTTGCGTTCACCCAGTGGTACAGACAGGTGGCACGCAGACAATGGATACACTGGTGCTAAGGTTGCGCTTGAGGCATTCATTCACCACCCAGAGAACGGTCAGGTGTGTAGACTAACACATAATTTTTGAATAAAATGAAAAAAGAAAAATACGTAGCTTATTACAGGGTAAGCACCCAGAGGCAAGGTCAAAGTGGTTTGGGTTTGGAAGCACAAAAGGAAGAAATCCAACGCACTATTTCAGGTAAAGAATTAATAAAAAGCTTTACGGATATTGAATCAGGAAAGAAAGCGAATCGACCTGAATTAGATAAAGCATTAGCCTATTGCAAAAAGGAAGATGCCACATTGATTATTGCCAAATTAGACAGACTCTCAAGGGATGTGGGTTTCATATTTAACCTTCGAGATAGTGGTGTGAAATTCAAGGCTTGTGATTTGCCTGACTTAAATACGGTAACGCTTGGAGTATTTGCCTCATTTGCTCAATATGAGAGAGAGAAAATATCAGAAAGAACAAGTGCAGCTTTACAAGCTAAAATTAAGCGAGAAGGCAAATGGTGGGGTAAAGCAAACTTCACCACAGAAACGGCTAAAAAAGGTACAGAAGCTATCATCAGGAAAGCGAATCGGAATCCAAATAATCAGAGAGCAATGGCATACATAGAAATGATGATTCCAAAACATTATACACTAGAGCAAATGGCAAACGAATTGAATAAATCAGGATTCAAAACGAGCAGAGGAAAAGAGTTTAGTCCGATGCAGGTTAGCAGACTCAAGAAACGAATTGATTCATGTCGTGTAGATTAACACATAATTTTTAACACAAGAAAAAAACAAGTAATTATGATTATTACCAACATAAAGTCTATCATAGACAAGCAACAAGAAAAGGGTCTTAAGAAGTACGGCAAGACCGTTGATCAAGCAGACCTTTCCATCGAAGAATGGATTGAACACACCCAAGAAGAAATAGCTGACACATTGATATACCTAGAGTGTATCAAGCAGAAGATGATTGATAAAAGAAAGTCGGATAACATTAAGATGAGTGGTAGTAAGATATGAAGCGATTTTATTATATAGATGAAAACGAAGAAGAGATATTAGACTTAATTGCTTTATTTGAACACGCATTTGATTACGAAGTTGATTATGACAATATTGTAATTGCATTAGGTGTTTTAAATAAATACATAACAATAGAGCAAAAATGAAGACAGTTAACAGTTTAAGTGGCGGTAAAACATCAAGTTACATTGCAGCAAACTATCCTGCTGATTACGATGTATTTTCTCTTGTTCGTATAGAATATACTAAATGTAAATTTCCTGATGAAAAAATCAGAAAGGAAGTAGAAGATAGAATACAAGCTCCGTTCATAGGAACAGCAGAAGATGATATGATTATCTATACGATGCTTGACCTTGAGCAGTATATAGGTAGACCTATCACTTGGGTTACAGGGAAGACCTTTGAGGATACCATCAAGCAATATAAAATGAAGAAAGGGGGTTATTACCTACCCAACAAGGTTACGAGATATTGCACCACCGATATGAAAACTAAACCTATTGCGGAATGGAGGTATAAAAATATTGAGGGAGATGTAGCAATGCGTTTTGGTTATCGTGCTAACGAGATGAATAGAGCAAAGCGTATGATGGAGAAGACTAACGATAACGGTATGGCGGAAGTCAAGATAATTGTTGGTAGGACAAAGACAGGAACTCAAAATAAGTGGAAGACTATAGAATACTGTAAACCACAATTCCCCCTCGTAGACGACCATTTATTCAAAGATACTATTGAAGAGTATTGGAGAGAAAAACCTGTACGATTCGCTTATATGAATAATTGTGTTGGCTGTTGGTGGAGAAGTCCTTTGCTACTAAAGAAGATGCACGAAAAGCAACCGAAGAAGATGGAATGGTTTGCGGCATTAGAAGAAGAGGCTGGAAGTACCTTCCGTTCTGATGTTAAATACTCCGAAATAATCAAATGGAAACCACAGGTTACATTGTTTGATGATGATTTTAACGAATGTGATAGTGGATATTGCGGATTATAAAAATAAACAATTACACTGTTGTGATTCGTAAGAGGAGGAGGAGTAAGAAGAGGGGGCCGGTAATAGCAAAAAAAGTTATATATAATGGTATACAATTTGCCTCTGGTCTTGAAAAATATATGTATATTGCTTTGCGTAAGCATAAGATCAAAGCTGTTTATGAAGGAGAGACATACACCTTGATAGATGGCTTTAATTTTCAGAGCTCATGTTATGAGCGTCAAGCTAATGGTAAAAAGGATATGATAGACAGAGGAAATAAAAAAATCCTCCCAATAAAATATACTCCAGACTTTATAGGCGATGATTTTATCATTGAATGTAAAGGTAGGGCTAATGAGAGCTTTCCTATTAGGTGGAAGCTATTTAAAAAATATGTCAACGAAAATTTAACTGGTATCACGCTGTATAAACCACAGAATCAAAAAGAGTGTGATGCTGTAGTAGAACTAATAAAACAAAAAAGAAATGAACTGGGAGCTTAGTATTGGATTATATCCA